CAGTATTTTCCCATCATTATAACCCCAACCAACTACAGTTGCAGGGATTTTGTCAACTTCTCCATCATAAACAATTGTATGTTTGTACATCTGTTTAACTCCCTCATTATTTATATTTTTATTTAATACACCTTCTACAATTAACTTAGCAATACCTTCATGACCTAGTTTCTTAGCTTTCTCATAATCTTCTTTATTATCACAGAAGAAACTTTCAATTAATACTGCTGTAGGCTTTGAACTATTTAAGATATATAATCTTTTATCTAATTTAGCTCTTCTATTTCTAAATACTGTACCTAGCTTATTACATATTCTAGTTGCATATTCTAAGCCTTTATTACTATAATATAGAACTTCTGAACCTTTTCCTTGACCATCACTTGCATTTAAATGCAACTCTATAAGTAAGTCATATCCTCCACTATTAACTTTAGGTATTTTATAAGACTTTTCCTCACTCTTAGTTTTAAACTGCTTTTCAGGGCATATTATTACATCTGCCTTATGACCTTCTTTTCTAAATGTATCTGCTAATACTGGTGCAAGAGATTTATTGTATTGGTATTCGTTAACTACTCCATCAGCAGAAGTGCATGCACCACTTTTTAAAATACTGTGTCCTACTGTAATACATATTTTCATTATTTATTTTCCTCCTTCTTTTCAATAAAAAAACACTTACATATAGTAAGTGTTTATAAACTTCTTAAAGCAACTATTTTATTTAGCTAATATCTCTATCCAATTATTAGGAAAACCAATAAGCTTTAAGTCTATAGAATTATTATAATCATTAATTAACTTTTGAAGTTTTATAAAAAAACTATTCCAAATTAATTTGTCCATAGTCAAATGCTTCATCGCAAGTATATAAGAAAATATCTTTTTATTATCCAAGTTATACTTTTTATATTCGTTTTTTATTGTTATAATACGGAAATTATTATTATATATTCTACCATAATGAGCGCATTGATTTCTGACCTGCGTTAATGATTGTAACCAAGATTTAACTAATAGAGTATTCACTCTACACAAATTATTTTTTATGTATCTAGTATCTTCTGGCAACATGTTTGAATATAATTTTGACAACATACCAAAAGTCATTATTTCCGTTGCAACCCAAATGGGAAGTTTTCCTTCATATTTTTCTTTATGGTGTATAATAAAAAGCTTATCTGAATTATTACTTTTTTCTCTCTCTAATGCTGTCAAAAAATTAATATAGAATTTTTCATCTTTGAAACTCTCCCTTTCTAGATATCCACAAGCACCATGTTTAATTGCTAATGTATATGCTATGTCCTAAATGCTATTTCTATGCTCCCTAACAAATCTGTTAATAATATCCTAAATTCCTTATTAAACCTATATATATATATCATAAACTTCTTCAAACGTAGTTCCTTCTTTATATGAGCCATCATCATTCTTAAAACTTAGAAGATATGCTGTAAACCTATAATAATTGACATTACTTAATACAAATTTAGCATCTTCTTTATCATTTATTATTAATCCTCTACTTTTTAAAATATCTATTTGTTCATCAAATGTTTTTTCTTCTTTTACTTCAACCATTGTTTTCACCTTTTCATAGATATACTTTTATATAATAAAACCCACCAATTAATATTAGTGGGTAAATTTATCTGTCCCACCTATTTGAGCTATAAAAGAAGCTTGGCGGGTTCCTTCAAAAATCAATGTCCTGTATATTTGAGCATATAAATGCTTTACGAGTTCTGTACTATTATTATATACTTATTAGCTATAAAAGTATACTCTATTTAATGAAATTTTTTAAATTTTTGTGAGTAATAATATTTTTGTTAATTTCATTACTTTTCACCATCCTTCAACTGTTTGTAAGTTTGATTTACACCTATTGCAACTCCCCAACAAATTACACCTTGTAAGACTGCAACAGGATTTAATCCTAGCATCCATATTGAGAAACCTATTCCAAGTATCAATAACACTACTGGAATGTATTTATTATCTAATTGTTTATATTTTTTGCAACCTGCTCCTATAACATAAAGAGCAGCTACTAAAATTAGTAACTGCTCTGGTATAAAACTTATTAAATTATCCATCTTTTATTTTCCTCCAATTCTATTTATAATTTCATCAATTCTAAGATGTGCTTGTTTTGTACTTGCTTCTACTTTTGCAACTCGTTCACTGATATCTAAGAAACTTGTATTAAACTTTGCTACATCATGCTTTATATCTCTTACATTCTCACATAAAAAAGTTATTTGTTGTTCTAATTTTGTAGTTGTTTCTGTTTCATCTTGTATCTTTCTGTTTGAGTTATTTCTAAATGCTAAGTAGGATATTATCACTCCTGCTACTGCACATAATAGATTTATGCTTATTTCTTCCATACATCCTCCTATTTTGTATTAAAAAAACTATGCTATATTTTTCAATATCTTTATCAATCCCAATAAGTATTTACCATACGAACATTATAAGAATATACATCAGACCTCTTTCTTCCAGGTGAACTTGTATATCCGCCTTGTATAATAACTCTCACAGAATCATCTTCATAAGTTAAATCAAGAATTCCGCCACCATCATAAAATATTTGATAACTATTCAAATCTTTAGTATCAGTTTTAACACATTTAACACTTTTATGAACACCTGTGCTCATATCCCCTGGTGTAGTATAGTGAATAAAAGTAGCATCAACATAGATACAAGTACTTCTACGAGTGAATGATGATGATGGATAATACATGCGAAAATCAACTGTAAAAGTACTTGGAACACCTTTGTTACTTACTTTTGTAATATAAGGGTCTGTCAGTTTATTGCTAGCACTTTCAAGTTTAGTAGTCAATGTACTTATAGTACCTTTAAATTCTGTTATATAATCAGCATACTCTTGAAATGTTTGTTCTGATGTAGCAGGAGAGCCGATAGCAGTTGATAAAAGTATTTTACCACTATCGGCTTCTTGAAAAGCCTCATCTGCTCTATCTATACATTCTTTCAATGCTCCTTCTACATTTTCACTAGTGAATTTATTTTCTGTATCTTCTATAGTTACATTCTTTGCTTCTAATACAAGATTTCTAACTTTATTAACCAACTCTTTAAAAGTCATTTAGTCACCTTCTTTCAATAAAAAAAGAACCCTCTATATAGTTGGTTCTGCTCCTTCTACTACTCCACTATTTTTTATAATATAATCCTCTACAGCTTTTCTGTACTCTGTATTAGTCACGTCATCTAACTGAAATTCTCTATTTTTCAATGGGTTTAACCCTCCGTTTAATATTCTATCTGCTAATATTCTTACTACAATATTATTTATATTCATTATAATAATCCTCCTACTTTTTCATTTTCTGCAATCAATATTTGATTTTCTAATTCTTGTATTCTCTTTTCTTCTTCACTCATATAGATTGGTATTTCTTCTAAAATTGGCTGTTTAGTCTCTATATTTATACCTTTTATTTTGTACTTATCATAATCAACATAATCGTATTCCAAATCTATATATTCTATTTTTTTAATATTTTTTCGCTCTGGAACATTTCCTTTCGATTGTCCTTCATAGAATATTATTTCGCCTTCTTCATCAAAAAATATTCTTCTTCCTACTTCTATATAATCATTCATAAAATCACCCCTTAACCTATAGCGTAAAAATAAAAACTAGAACTACCATATTTACTGTAAACTATAGGTAAAATACATGTTCCTTTTTGAACTTGTATATTACTATCGCTTTTATCAAGTAAATAAGTCGTATAACTTTCTACTGTTGAAGCAATAAAAGGAACATAACTACAAAAATAGCTAGTTGTAAAATATTTACTAGCTCCGCCAGTATTATACATAACGACGAGTTTCGGATAAAAATTTAAGTTAATTCTAACGTAGTAAACATCTCCATTAGTACTAATTGTATATCTTTTGCATGTACCTTTACTATCAATAATACACTCGCCACTTGCTGTATATATTGGCGTAGGTATATGTATGTTGTCAACTTTATTAATTAAAGACAATAAAGACTCTGTATTACCACTATTTACGCCTTTACTTTTTAAATTTTCTTTAAAAGTGTTCATAAGATTTTGCATTTTACCCTCAAACTCTGTAAATTTAGTACTTTCCAAAAATGGATTGCCTAACAAATTTGTAAAATTATCTTTACTTGCTTTTAATTCTTTTGTACTATTTTCAAAAGTGGTTATTAAGTCACTTAGACTAGCATTTTCGTTTAATTTTTCTATCATAAAAAATATCACCTTTCTACTTTCTTAGTAACCATTTGTCAAGAATAGGTTACTTTTTGAAATAG